TACAACCCAGTCATCCATCTGGGTTACGGAAAGCTAGCGGATTGGGTATGTGACGGTTCCGGCGCACTGTTGGCTACTGCCTGTCGAACCGAAGTTAGCAATTCGGATGACACCATTCGCTTGAACAATCAACATTCGCGCGGTCTGACCGTTGGCCACGCAGCACATGCCGTTGACTTCAACCGGAGGCCAATACTCTCGCGGCAGAACGTACTTGCACTGTTTCGCATCCCAACTGCCAGCACCAATCGTGCCGCTGAACTTCACGAATATCAACGTTCCGGTTTTAATGACGGTGAACCCTTCGCCGTCGTACAGGGTTACGGAATCCCACAAAGCCCCCCTCGGCGTGAACAGGCGCACCGGCGTGCCGACCGTGATGCCGTCGAGCGGGATACGCCACAACGGCATGTACGCGTCAACCGCGCCGGACAATATCTTCCCGGACGGAATGGTCGGGTCGGCGGCAGCAGTCGCATTCGGCGAACCCTTCAACACGACCAACTCCACCAGCTCATTACCGGTCTTGGAATCTCGATGGTAGTGCGCGCAAATGATGTCATTGCGTTTCATGCCCTGCGACCCGTTGGAGATCGTCACCGATTCCGCCGCCGTGATATGCCAGTCCAAACCTTGAATCGACGCGCAGCCGGTGCCGATCGTCGCCCTGTTGGACGAACTCATCGAGCATTTGAACGCGTCGCCCCAGTCGTACACCACGTCGGACTTCGAGAACTTGGCCTGATGGATGATCGCCTTGTCCTCGCTTGAGATGTGTGCAACTCCGGCCTTGCCGTCAACCAGTTCGATGGTCACTGTTCAACCTCCTTCAACCATGCTTCAAACGAAGCGTCATCCTTCTGCATGAACGTCATGAAAGACGCATTGCATTGTGAACACAATTCGTAAGTGTCAGGTGCCACATCATCCGCGATGCGGGTCGCCTTGCCAGCCGAATAGCGGCGCACGGTGAACCATTCACGCGCCTCCGTGTCACCGGCGGCGACATAAGCGGTCTTACCGCACTTGTCGCACACATACTTCGAGTAACCGTCAGATTTCACTATCCAATCCTTTCAAACGTAAAACAACCAAGCGAAGGCAACTGCCGCCACGTGCCGCCGAAATCAACGGAAGGGTCAACGCCCGTCGTGTTCATCACCACATAGCCGACCGGGAACACGGCCTTCCCGGAACCGCCGTCGCCGACATGCGCGCTGATGACACCATCCACACTCACGATCGAGGAACCATCCACCCTCACGCCACCCAACACGTCCGTGGACGCCTCCGGCAGAGTGTAGGCGTTCGCGCCCCGTTCGACCGAAGCGAGCTTCGACCGTTCGCCATCGGTCATCATGCCCGACTTGGCACTGTCGGCCACGGTCTTGGCCGCATCGGCGACGTTCCTCGCATCCTCGGCTGTCTGATTCGCCTTGCCGATCTGCGCCGCGAAACCGGAAGCCGTCCTGTCCGCCGACTCGGCGACCTGCCTGACGGAATCCAAATCCTCGGAAGCGACCTCCGCGTTGATCGTGCCGCCTGAAATCGACAGGCCACGGCCAGCCGTCAAAGACCCCCCACCGCCAGCCGAACCACCGGAAGACGAAGAGGAAGAACCGGAATAGTTCGCATTCGCCGACTGCACCGGCAGTCCGACCTCGAAAGTCGAAGTCAAAATCCCGGAATCGATTTTCACGATCCGCTTCGTCACCACGGCGGTGACGTTGACGCCGGAAGCCTGATCCGTCGCAACAATCTTGTCATCCACACGCAGACCGTCGCCGACCTCATCGGACAACGTCACCTCGACCGACCCACCGGTCTGCAATTCCTGCAGATGCTTCTTCGTCTCGGATTGCAGCGTGCCCAAATCCGCGTTGGAATAGTCGTATGTGGCGCATACCTCATCGGCTCCAACGAGCGTCTGCGTCTGACTCACCACGCCGGTTGCATCCGCGAAATAATTAACCACCAGACGGTTCTTGAGCTCCTGCGAGCCAAGGCCGATGAGATGATTCACCGCGCGACGGTTGGTCTCGGCCTTGAAATCCACCAAGTCGGAATCGATCGTGTTCGTGATGGTCTGCACCGGCACGATACCAAGCAGGATCTTATTGCCGGACGTTTTGAAATCAAGCCTGCGGCCACATGATGCAAGCAATGTGCGCAAGCCGGTGTAGGCGTCCACATAACGTGGATTCTGGAACATCCAATTCGACAAAGTGGAAGCATCGGAGGAATCGACAGTGAACACCGAATCCAAACCGATGCGCTTCAAAAGGTTTTTGAGGATGTCAGGCAGCTTGCCGGAGACGGTCAGGTAATCCTGATTCGCGTCCGGCTGCAATATCTTCGCTGCCAGCATTCCGGTCCATGATTGGCCGATCCAGGTTGTCGTGGAAGTTCCTCCGGCGACGGACACGCGACGATCGACTATTCGGCCTCCAACATCACTTCCATCGAGCCAGAAATACCAGCCTTGTGAAATGTTCGGCGCGAGTGCGTCATCGATGGTCAGTTCGAAGTCGTTTTCGTCCGTGCCGCAAGCCCAATCCAACGTCACCTGCGATACGCTCGCACGTGGCGTCAGCTTGCCGTCGGCGAGGATAACGTCAGCCATGGCACACCTCCAGAAACGTCAAACATGGTCAAATCGATGCCATAATTGCCGGAAACCGTCAATAGTGATTCTCCGGCCGGTATTGGCTCGAAAACATATGAGCCGCTTCCACTGCCGTTGCCGCGAACGCCCTTGTCGAAAACATCCGAAACGTCGCCGTTTTCGGCTGTCAGCGTTATCGTCTTCCGTAATCCGGTGGCCGACAGCGATACATGACCGCCTTCCGGCACTGTCACGTCAACCGCGTAAGTGTTGCCGCCAATCTGGAAAGACGGGTTGACGCAAGGGCCGAAAATGACCGCGGTGAACTCAGCGGCCTTGCCGGTCGGATTATGCACCGTCAAAGCGATTCTCGACGGAGCCAAATCGGTCGGCAGGTCCAACGGAAGGTCAATCTGCGAACCGGTGCCTGCCGTCATCGGAAAGAAATGCTGCACCGGCAGCGAGCGACGCCAAACGCCATCGCAAAGGACAATCGTGTAATCGACTTGCGCGTATTCCGGCCATGGCACGAGGCCCAGCGAAGAACCGACGACATAAGCTTGTTGCGTCCATTCGCCATCGACCGTCAACGTGCCAGGCCGGACTGCCTGCACGTCCGAGTCGAAAGCCGTCTGCACCATGTCCAATCTTGACGGATCCGTGGTGCGGACGGTCATTCTCGCCGTCGAAGCGTTCCGGCTCACCGATTTGATGCCGCGAGTGGCCAGCGTGTACGTCCATGCGTACCCGCGCATTTCCTGCAGGTCAGCCACCCACAAATCATCGGCGTTGAGGTCGATGACCGTGCCATCATGCGACGTGTATTCAAGCTCGCGCATATTTGCGGATCAACCTCCCCAAGTCACGGTCGCCGACCGTCGAATCATCGGACGCGGCGCTGATAATCGCGCCAAGATCGTTGTGCAGACTTGTGATCGCAGCAACGACGGCACGCGTATCCACCTGCACGGAAACGTCCGGCATGCTGTGACTTGTCATGAACGCCTCTCGTGGGATGCGCATTTCATTGATGGCGCGCATGGCCTCAAGCCCGTAATAGTCGACAGCGGCCGCCCTGTGCGTGTACTCGCCCGCCGCCAATCTGGCGTTGAGCAAGTACACACTGTCGCTGAGCGAATTGCCGGGCGCCCACGCGGGGTCCACGTAGCCGGAGAACATGCCGCCGCCTGCGAATTTCTGGAAGTGGCCATCAGTGAACATTCCACCGGTGTAGCCACCCTCCTTCTTCGTCTTCTCCACGACGGTGAAGCTCTTGTCCGCGATCTTGAAGTTGTTGATGGAGCGGAGCACCGGAGTCGCCTGGTCGTTGACCGAGGCGGTGCTCTTCTTGTCGTTCAGCTTCTTGCGGTTGACGGCGTCGACCTTCGGTCCGGCCTTGTCGGTCGAATTGAGGGTGTTCTTCTTGTTGTTGAGCCTCTTCGCGTTCGCGGCGTTCGTCTTCGGCGTTGCCCTGTCGGTGGAATCCAAGGTGTTGCGCTTGTTTGACAGTTTCTTCGCATTGGCCTTGTCTACCTTCGGCGAGGCGTTGTCTTTCGCGTCGAGTCTGGCTGTGGCTTTCTTGCCGTTGAGCTTTCCGATGTTCTTGGAGGCGGTGTTCGCCTTCTTGGATGCCTTGTCGGTCGCGTCCAGTGTGGCCTTGACGTGGGTCTTGTTGAAGGCCTGCATCATCTTCTGCGCCTTCTTGGCGCTGGCGGTGGCCTTCTTGTCTTCGGCTTCGAGCTTGGCCTTGGCGATCTTCTTATTGAATTTGTCGACGTTGGTCTCGGCGGTCTTGGTCTTCTTCTTGGCCTTGGAGTCGTCGACGTCGAGCTTCGCCTTGTTGTCATTGGCGGCTTTTTCGATTGACGTGATGCTGGACTGGATGTGAGATGAGCTCAAGCCCCAGCGATCGGCGAGGTCGTTGGCGGCCTGCGCGCTCATGCCGGACGCTTCGGCCTGTCGGATGACCGCTTCGCGAGCGTCCTGCAACACCACTCTGGCGCGATTGAGTTCGCCGTTGCTGAAGTTGGTGTTCTCGCCCTGCTTGAGAATCTTCTCCGCAGCGTTCTGTGCGCTGCTGGCAATGTCCTCCAAAGCCTGCTTGGTCTTGGTGCCCTTCTCGGAGAACTTGTCGAGCAGGTTGCCGTTCTGGTCGAACACCACGCCGTTGTCCTTGCAGGTATCTGACAGTTCGCCGATCTTCTGGTTCAGCTGGTCGACAGCCTCGTCTGCGGTCAGATTACCGGACTCCAAACCAAACAGAGACTTCACGAGGTCGTCGATTTCCTCGGACGCGTCCGAGGCGGAATCGGCGAGATCCTTGTTCGCGCTGGCCTCATCCTTCGTGGATTTCGCCGCGCTATTGGTTTTGCCATCGAGTTCGTCCAACGCCTTGGACTTGTCCTTGGCGCCTTTCGTGCCCTGCTGGTAGGCGGCGGTCAGGGCGGAAAGGCCGTCGCGCAGCGCGGTGGCCTTATGTGACCCGCTGCCAAGGCTGGAGCCGAGCTTGTCCGCCGCCGAGTTGACCTGCTTGATGGCCGTCTTGTTGCCTTCGGCTGCCTTGGTCATGGTGGTGATGCTGATGCCAGCCTCGCTCATCACGTCGGTCAGCTTCTTCGATCCGGTGATGCCCTGCTCGATCGCACTGAGCCATCCTGGTTCGCCATGGAAGGTGCCGACATCCATGTTCTGCAGCTGGTTGACCAGCGCCTCGTGGATAGCGCTGGCTCCATTGGCTGCGGCTGACTGCACTTCCTGCACCGCCTGCTTGGTATTCTGCGCGGCCGTCATGAAACCGGTGAGCGCCGTCGTGGCAATGCCCAGGGCGATGCCCCACGGACCTCCCATAAGTGAGATGAGTCCGTCGGCAACAGTGTGGAACCCCTTGGATCGGAGCGTGGCGGAATCCTCCGCAGTGCCGAACGATTCCAACTGCTCCTGCGCGCTCTGACCGCTCGCGCGGAACATCTGGAATGCGGTCTGCGCGGAAGCCAAAGCGGTCTTGACGCGTTGGATCGGGTCGATGGCCAGACCGATGTTGTTGGCCATCGTGCTGGTGCTGCCGTTGAGATTGCCCGCGGCCTTGTGCACGGCACCGAACACGCCGGCCAATGATGCCATGACCACGAGCGTCTGCTGCACGCCTGACGGCAAACCGGCGAACGCGTCAACCAGCGTATCCAACCCCTGCACCATCTTGCGCAAAGGCCCCTGAGCGCCCTCGCCGACGGAAATCATCAAGGATTCCATCGAACCGCCAAGATTCTCCAGATCACCCTTGAGATTGTTGTTCTTCGCGGCGGCCTGCTCGGCGGCGTACCCGCTTTCGGACACGGCCTTCGTCCACTTGTTGACGCCGGATTCGCCCGCCTCGTACAGGTAGTTCGCGGCCTTGACGGCACAGCTGTCGAAGATGGTCGCGTTCGCCTGGTTGCGCTGCTCGTCGGTCAAGCCTTTTTCGGCCTTCTGCAATTGGCCGGCGAAATTCGCCATGCCGACGAAGTGTTGTTGGGCGTCATATGCGCTGATGCCCAATTCCTTCATCGTATTGGCGGCTTCGGTAGACGGTGCGGCCAGCTTCATCAGCATGCTGTTCAGCTGGGTGCCGGCCTCGGCGCCGATGGTGCCGTTCTGCGCGAACAGGGCAAGAACGCCGGTGGTCTCCTGCACGTTCATTCCGAAACTGTTCGCCTGCGCGCCGCAATTGTTCAACGCCTCGCCGAAATCGGAGACATTGCCGACGGCCTTGCCTGCGCCAGCCGCCAAAGTATCAGCCACCTGCGAAGCCTGAGACCCCTTCAGATGGAACATGCTCAACGCGTTGGCCATGTATTCGGCTGCATCCCCCACGGCCATTCCATCGGACGCGGCCAGATTCAAAGCGCCAGACAAGCCGCCTGTCAGAATATCCGTGACGCTCATGCCGGCCTTGCCGAGATCGTTGATCGCGTCGGCGGAATCCGAAGCGGAATAAACCGTGGAAGCGCCTGCTTCGATGGCGGCGGCACGCAGCTGGTCCATTTGTGCGCTGGTCGCGCCGGTGTTCGCCTGGACGGTGCTCATCTGCTGGTCGAAGTCTGCGGCCATCTTGACTGCGGCCACGCCGAAAGCGGCCACGGCCAGTCCTGCGGCGGTCATACCACTGGCGATAAGCGCGGACTTGCGGCCGGTATTCTCCATGCCAGAAGCGACTGTTCTCGCAGTGCTTCCGGCACGGGTCATCGCCGCCTCATAGGAGGCTGTGTCCGCCATCAATCGGATGACGATGTTCTTGTTCTCCGCCAAAGCATCCTCCAAAATGTCAGGTCAAATGCGCCACCAAGGCGTTCGCGGCCGGATTGTCCCTGCCGTTGGCCTCCGTCCACTGTTTCATGGCCTGCTGCATGTGCGCAGTGGCCCAGCAGACGCTGGTTTCGGCATGCAATGTAAGTTCGCTCTTCGGGTCTTGGCAGATCGAGCGCGGCAAACCGCACATGGGGCATAATGACCGTTCGTATTCCGCCAACGAACGCATCCAATTGCGTTCCGTCTCATCCCATTCGACCTCATCGCCCTCACTCGGACGCCAGCCCATGAAACGCTTATAAGAGATGCCAAGCTGGCGGCAGATCTTAAGATCCTCGACTAGTTGCGGAGAACCTGCGAGGCGAGGTCGAATGCCGCTTTTGGGTCCGCTGCGGTACCGTTCAGTTCCGCGATGGCCTGCCAGATCGGAGTGAACTGGCCATCCGTCAATTCATCGAACAGACTGCGCCACGCCTGTTCGGTCTTGTCCTCGTCGGCCACCGGCTTGCCGCCGATGGTCGCAGAATCAAGCATGAGCGGCAATGCCGCAGCGGCGGTGCCGAACATGTCGTTCGTGCCGTTCTCGTTGCGGTGCGCGGCCAATGCCTGCGCCCACTTGCTTACCGGCAATGCCCGCAACGTGAGCTTCAACGTCTCCGCATCCGCCTGTTCGCGCAGCTCTTCGATGCGCCGCGCGGTGGCCTTCGCCTGCCGGTTCGTACCGGCCTCCGTGACTTGTTCGCGCGTGGTCTCCTCGGCCAGCGTATCGCCCAATCTGGCGATGTCCTCGGCGGTCTGCTGGTTGAGGATGACATCGACCTCGCGCGTGCGCCTGGTGACTTTAAGCATTGTTGTTCCTTCGCTCTAATATTCATGTTCCTTTGCCGGAAAAGAGGGTCCCGCACCGGCGAAAGGGACAAAAGTCCGATGCGGGAAGAATCAATCAGGCGACCTTCACGTTCTCCGCCCAGCCAGGAGCGCGAACGGAGAAATTGACCTTGCTGCGCAGCACGCTGTTCGCGGCAATCGCCACCTTGGCGCTCATGCCGATACGGACCGAGTAGACGTTCACCACGTCTCCGGCTGTGAAGGTGTTGTCGGTCGGCTTGCCGTAGCGGCGCACGAAATAGCCTTCCGCACCCTCGGTCAACGTCTCCATCGCCATGTTCTGCGCGGAATGCGAAGTGTTGGTGTTGTCGATGACCTCGATGCTTGAACCGCTGATCTTCTTGCGTCCGGGATTCTCATAATCCTGCGCGCTGTTCTCTCGCTGGTCGGAGATGGACTCCTGCGACGGCGAGCACGACCAGCCGCCCATAGTGACGTAGTTACTCAGGTCGGTTCCGGCGTTGATCTCGTCAGCGGTCGGCTTCTGGATGTTTTCGATGGACGGCACCCAGATCGTGTTGACCAGACCGTCCGCCGGTGTGGAAGGAACTTCGGTTCCAAGAGTCAAAACCATGACTCCTCCTTAATATTTGATGGTCACATGCGTGACCAGTTGAATTTGAAAGTCAGAAGACGGCACTGGTAAAGCAGCGCCGTGTCCTCTGCGGTAAGTCCGGCCGCGTAAGCGCCGGAATCGGAGAACAACGTCAGACAGCCGGTGTCGAAACCCTGCGCGACGAACCTTTTGCCAGCAAGTCCTGGAATCATGAGGTCATCGGCCAGCACGTTGACGGAATCGGCCGTGGTGCTCACGATGCGCACCAGCAAAGTGCCGATGCCGCAATGCACATGCTGCGTTTCGCCGACGATATGACCGTTGGTCGTGACCGTCTCAATCACCCACGGCGGCTTGTCGGTCGGCTTCGGAGCGGTCTGCCGGTACACGGCCCAGCCCGTCGCCGGCTTCGGGATATGGTCGAGGATCGTGTCGGTCAACGTCATGATCGACGTCATTCAGACCACCTCCACGGCGGCACGCGCCACGTATTCCGCAAGCTTCGGCAATTCTTCCTCACCATGCTCGTAGAACCGATGCGTTCCACCGCCCCTCGCCGTCCCGAAGAACGCGATGTTCGCGAGCGAACCCGCTCCGCCCTTGGTGGGGCCGATCTCGGCGGTGATACGCCCAGCACCCTCCGAAACGGTGTAGGTGATCGGAATGCTGCGGAACGCCTTGTTGCCGGAACCGTTCAGGTCGTCGCGAATCGAGTTCTTGACGTTCTGCGCGCCCTTCTTCACAGCTGCGGAGATCAAGGCGCGGCGAGCCACTCCCCTGGCGAGCAGCGCATCGCCGAAGGCCGTCAACTGCGAAGCGTCGAACAGTCCGCTCATGCGTCCTCCTTCACGTTCCACCGGCAGGCCGTCGCCCACGACTTCTCCGACTGAGGTGAGATCATGCGATAGCGACGGCCGACCAGTTCCGGATTAGCCGACTGCGTGACCGTGACAAGATCGCCGTTACGCAGCATGGTGCCGAAAGGGAAATGGATGTACAGCGACCAGACCAATGAGGCGGCGCCCATCGCCTGCGCCGCACTGCCTTCCACGTTTTCCGACGCAAGGCCACCGGAGGTCTGCACCTTGCAGTGGCCGGCATACACTTGCGTGGAATTCGGCTTGACCTCACCGGTGGCCGGATCCGTCACGGCTTCGCCGGGACGCACCACAGTGCATTCGTCGGTCATGAGCGATTCCGCGTTTTCCCGAGCACGCTCCAACACGGAAGCCGTCAGCATAGGCCGCGCCTTCCAACGGGGGCTATCGTGAAAGCGCCGGAAGCGCCATAGCCGGACGGTTCCAAAAGCTCCCACTCACTGTCCAGCAATGTGATCGTCGGCACGCTGTTCGTGGTGCCCACCGTTTCCTGATAGTCATCGATTCTTGTGCTTTTGGATGTCGCCGCTTCCGGATTGCGGGCATACCGTGCGACGGCCAGAGCCTCAACCAGATCGACGGTGCGCTGCGCGAGCCTGCCGCCAATAATGATCTGGTCGAGATTCGGATACCTTTTGCGGATCGCGATTTCGGCAAGCTCGATCCACGACGTGAGCTGATTGACCTCAAGCGGATCCGTGACCTGCCGTCCGAGCTGTTTCGCGACATCGTCAACAGAGGCTGTCATGGTGGCATCCTGCCGTCAGGCGGTGATGACCGCGAACTTCTTCTTGTCGCGCACGATGAAGCCGATTTCCGCCTCTACCAGGAATGCGATCATGTTGCGCTGCCAAAGGTTGATCTGTTTGCCGCCATCGTTGATGGTCGCCTGATCGGAAATCTTCATCTTGATTCCCTCCACGGTGCCATACATGGCGTAGGTCCAGTCTCCTGCGACGCCGAACACCTCCTTCGCCGCGGAAATGTTGTGCGTGGTATCCGCCTTGACTTCCGGCACGTGCCCCCAAGGGGACTTCACCACTCTGGCGCCGAACAGTGTGCCGATTTCGGTTGACTGGCTCGGCACCAGCAGTGGATGGTCGTTTGCGTCAGTGGCTTCCAGGACTTTCGCCAGGCCGTGCGGAGACAGGGCGATGCCGTTCAGGTCGCCATCGTTCGTGAGGATGGTGGTGGCGATTTTGGCGAAATTGGCGTACTTGCCAGAGCCGATGCTGACGGTCTGAGCGTCCTTCAACGTGTCCATGTTCTCGGTGGACGGAGCGGTAATCAGACCGGTGAGAAAGGTCTGGTCGATTGTCTGGGCGATGCTCTGAGCCGCCTTTTCTTTGATTCTCGACCACAGGGCGCTCTTGTCGCGAACGAACTCTTCGGAAACCGGGACGATCTTGGCGACCTTGAACGGCTTCATGACGCGGGAACCGATGGTCGGCTTGTCGACTGGCTTCTCGTCGGTCTCTCCAACCCATTTTGCGGCCGACATGTCGCCAAGAGTATCGTATTCCATGCCGGAACCGGGCAGTTTCACTCCGGTTGCGAGCTGGGTGACGGCGGACTGTTTGAAAACACCAGTCCAAATCTCATTGGACTGTTCCGGCGTCAGGTAGACGCCGGAGGTGGAACGGCTCAGATCGAGCGCGGTCATGGTTTCCTCCTTAAAGGATCGTTGAAATATGTTTTAGAGGCCGAGGGCCGCGAGCTGTGAGCCGAACACCGCGGCGTTCGCGCTTGTCCTCGATTCGCCCTCATGCGTGGCTGGCTTCGCATCGAACAGTTGCTGCAGCGAACCATCAGCTGGCTCCGTCTGCGCGGGAACGCCTAAATCCGGATATTCGCGCAGTATGGCGTCGATGGCCTTGTCTATGGCCTTCTGGTCGCTTTTGGCGTCCACTCCTTCCACGAGTCTCGTTGCGAGCTCAGGATGTTGGAGTTTGCCGGTTGCGGCCTTTTCGACGTTTGCGTTGAATATCCGTGTTTCCAATTCGGAGATCTTGGCTTTCAGCGTTTCGGCCTCGTGCTTTGAGGCTTTCACTGCGGCCTTCATGCGGTTCAGGGCTTTCTTGCCTTTGTCTCCGAGTTCGGCTTCGCCTTCGATTTCCTCGCCGGTGGTTCCCGTTTCAGTGGTTTCCGGGTCCGGTTCGGACTGCTGCAGTTCTTCGCTGGTCTTCGGCTCTTCCGTTGCGGGAGCGTCGTTGACAAGATTCTGCAATGCTTCTTCGGCCTGAGCGCGAGTCGCGGTTGCCTGCGTAGACTGCGACGCCGCAGAGACGTTCGAGTCTCCGGATACCGGCGAGCCGACAGTTGTGTTGGTCGTGTTCGATGCCGAATCAGCGGTTGCTGTTGCTGCTGCGTCAGCCATATGTTGTTGTCCTTCCGTTGCGGTTGTTTTCCGCCGCAAGCGGATTGCCCGGCCTGCGGTCTTGAAAAATCTGGTCGGCTAGAGTATCCAGCCGTAGTCGTAAAGCATCTGACGTGGATCCTTGCCGGTCCGCGCGCAAATGTCGTAAATCGTTTCGGGCATGAGTCTCGGCCGGTCTGCTTTCATGTACCGGCCTCCATGCTTCACGTATTCCTTCGCGTATCCGGCGCTTATCATGCGAGATGATGCGAGGCCGCGTTTGGTCATGCCTTCCGTCGTGTACTTGACGTTGCGCCCATACAGTTGCGCTGCCGACACGCTTCCGGAACGCCGATAGGCATTGACGAGCTGGTTCAGGTCGGCACCGTCCTTCCACGCACGGGCGTTCGCCCTGCTGCCAAGCGTCTTCGCCAGCTGACCGTCGGACAGGCCGTCAAGGTATTCGTTGGCGCTCGTGACGGCAGTGTTCGGCGTTTTGGATGTCGGTATGGCGATGCAATCGCAGTTCGGATGCCTCTCGAAAGGTTCGCTGCCGCACGGTCGTCCAGCCAGGACAACGCACCTGCCGCAACTTGGCGGAGTCAATCCACGCACGTAACCGCAATGCACATATCGGCTTCGTCCTGCCACCATCGCGGCCGAACGTTGCGTATCAGCAAGCAGCGTTCGAGAGCGTTGAACCAATTCCATTTCGATGACATGGAGCGCGATGTCCGTCGAGCCAACGCTGGAAACGACACGTTTTCCTTTGACGACAGCACCCCACATGACGTCGATCGTGTTCATGCCGTTTCCATTCACACCGACCCACTGGCGTGGATCCACCGCGTACTCCGGCAATCTGTCCACGCCATCCAATGACGCCATCGCCAAAGGCGTGGCCGTCATCGCCTCACGTGCCGTCTGCAACTGCGCCGAATCCAACAGGCGGAACATTTCGGGCATGCAGGAAGCATATGATTCGCCGAAATCATCGGAGGCGTCACGCCGCCATATCGCCGCCAGCCGGACGGCCAGACGATTGCTGCGCCGTCTCAGATCGCTCGCCTGCCTTCGCGCCGCCGTCGGCAACGTCTGACCGTAAGCCATCGGACACCTCCGGTTTCACGTAGCCCTGCATCCAGCCTTCCTCGTCGGATTCAAGCAGCTTCTTCGCACGCGCGATCTTCTCCGGCCCCCATCCAAGCTCCTCCCATGCCATCTCACGAGGCATGAGAGGCCTGCCCGTCGGGTCGGCCGTCGCAAACAGCTTCGTCACCGCATCGGCTCGCTGCGCCACGGTTGGCGTGCCAGCGTCATACCAGAGCGCATCGGCGTCGTCGAAGGCGCTCATGGCTTTCTCGCCACGCAGCAATCCGGCGACAAGACGGCATGTCTGCACCGCCTGCCGCCCCAATGTCCGCTGATCCCGTTCGATGCTCTTCACGAGCTTCGCTTCACGCGATCGAATCGCATCTGCTGATGCGGCATCATCGGCGGCCAAGCCGAAATAGTTCGGAGGCAAACCGGTGACACCGCTCGACAAGCGAGCATACAAGTTCACCATGCGTTCGAAATTCTCCATGCTTGAGCTGGAAAACTCGAAAGTTTTCGCATTCGGATTGCCTAAAGCCCAAATCCTGCCGAAATACGCTTCCCACGTGGTCAAAGGTTTGTCTTCATCGTCCACGAAGTCGCCCTTGGTCGCGCCAAGCACACCGCGCTGGGGGACGGCATGAGTCTCCTGAGCCACCTGCGCATTCGTCAGATCTCGTGCGCACGCATCGGTCAGGTCGATGACATCGGTGAGCGCACTGGTACCGCGTAGGCGCGGCCACGTCTTATGCAAGGGAATCGTGGTGCGCGGATTGCGGTAGGCCGGAACCACCGGCACTATGCCGAGCGGATTCTCAACCACGGAACGCACCTGATAGTTCGTGTCGATCGTGTAAGTGCGGTCGGGCAAGTACAGGCGCCAGCCGACAGTGCTCATGAAATCGTAATCGTCAACGTCACGATACCGGCGCAATGCCGCATCAAGCCGCCCTGTCACCGGATCACGATGGGCGAGAATGTCAATCGGACTCACATTCTCGATATGCAAGCCGGTTTCGTCGTTCTCCACGGTCTTGAACGACCGTCCAAACACCTCGAAATCAAGATAACTGGTCTGGTCCTCGTCCAAACCGCTGGACCGCCAGAATTCCCACGCATCATCGGCCAGTTTGAGATTATCTCCGACGCGAAACCCCTTGAGGTCAAGTCTGTCCACTCGGCTTTCGGCCACGACGCGAGGCCAGTTCACGATGACCGTGAACCGTTCCAATTCCGGAGGAATCGCCAATCCAAGCTGCCGCAAATGCTGTTGGCCATCCACATACCGGTCAAGCCTGCCGAACATTTCAGCTGCCCCGTAAAGCTGGTCGGAGAGCCGACGAAGCATATCCTGTGCAGCATCAGGCAACCAAGCCATCGAAGACCTCCTCCACTAACGGAAAACAAAGACTTTGCTGGACTCGGAGCCCCAGCCCAACGCGCGCATGTCCGATGCCGCCTCGTGTGCGAGGATGTCGGCCATGGTTATGTCGATTTTCTGGTTTTCGCTCGGCTTGCCGAGCACGTACTTGTCGCCTGGCTTCGCAACCTTACGCGCCGCCATCATGTGCAGCCGAGCCATGCGATCATTGGAATGCGTCGTGGAGTGGTCGGCGGTGTCCTCCATGAAGCGGGTGAGCGCGTCGAACATGCGTCCTATTCGGTTCGTCGGCCAAGGCACCACAATATCCTCGCCATACTGGTACGCCCACGCCTCAACCTGCGTTTCCCACGGATGCGGGTCACAGTAGAATCGGCGCACCTTGTACCTGTCGAACATTTCGGACACGCAGGCATCCACCTCACTGCGAGGAATGCGCCCCTCCCACTCGACAGGATTCCAATAGGATGGCCTGCCGGACGGGCCATAGGTCGGCGTCCAACGCCACCCGTCCAACGTTTCCGCACGCAATGCCGTCCAGTCACCGGATTGCGAACCATCGAAACCAAGACAAATCTCAGCACCCGGCTCAGGTGGCTGACGGTCAACCATCGTGCCATCGTAAAGCGGCTCAGGCATATACGAACCCAAACCCTGCACGATCTCACAACCGTAGAAACGTCGAGCCTGCGCTGGATCACGGGCCATAAGCTCGGTAGCGGTCGCTTCGACCTGATCGAGCGGCACCCACGGCGAACCGGAATAGACGAATTCGAGAATCTTCCGCCTATCCTGCGGATCCGCGAAATCCAATGAGGGGTCATGCTTCGGGAAGAACTTCATGATGTCTGGCGCCGTGCTCTCGTACGTCATCTGGCCGAAGCTGGCGTCCATCGGATCCCACGGGTTGGTGAGCTCAAGCATTCTTCCATCCATGGCCATAGCGCCACGCATAACCGTGTCGCCGACCTCGAACATGCCGCTGCGCCTAGTCCAGATGCCGGATTCGTCGCCGAGCACGAAGTTCACCGGATTGCCCAGCTTCGAGTGCGCGGAAGCCGTCACAGGGTCGATGCGACCGCCGTTCGGAAGGCGGATGAAGCCTTCGCGAACCTTCATCAGGTCGGACAGGTGGCCATTGCGCACCATCGACTGCAAAGGACGGTAGACGTTCGCCGTCTGCTCTTCGGAAGTGGCGAGCAGCTGAATCAAAGCGGTACGACGCGGCATGCCCATCGGCTCACCAGGTGAATACACGTACTCGAAACCGCAGGAGCAGCCCCAATCGGAGCAGCGGAACGTCTCGCCACCACGCGCCCATCCACAGAACACGCATGGGCCGACACCCTCAAAAGCAGCAACAGCCGCACCGAACGGAGACTTGCCAAGCTTCTGACCACCGACGATCTGACCACGACGCCACTTGAACGCCGCAGCCTGACGAGGCCGAGCCGGATCATACACCGCATCAGGCTTCACCCGATAAAAATCGATGGCGTTCTCCAGCTGCCAGCCGACCAGTTCAAACGGCTTGCCCAAATCATAGCCATTAGGCACAACACAGTGCGCGGCAATCCAATCAGCAAAGAGAAAACCAAGGGACTTCGGAACAACCGGCGTTTTCTGCTCGCTCATTCCGCATCCTCTTTCTGATTCTCAAGCCACCGCTGCTTCGCACTCTTGAACGGAATGATCTTGTCGGAAGATTCGGCCGAGCGTTTCGGCTTCGGCTCGTCATCGACAATCGCCCAACCATTCAGCCGAAGCCCTTGTGGCGTCAAGCCGATGGTGTCGGCATACCGTGCAAGCGCGGTACGGTCAGCGGCCTTCGCCTCCGAAGACTCGCACAGTACGAACTGGCGCACATAAAGCGCGATGGTCGTGAACATGTACCCATAACGCGGCATATGCCATGCGATAGCCTGCGGCAACCGCCACAGGTCACGCCACAATTCACGCTCACGCCGATTCCACGCCTCCGTAGCCTTCTCGTCACGCTCCTTATGGAAACCGTCATCATCCTTCCAAGTGTCCCAAATCGTCCACTCGGACAGTGGAAAAGCCTTCGGACGGTAACGGTAGCCGCGAGCCGAAAGAGGAAGAATATCAGCGCCAAGACCACGCGCGTCCGACCGGGCGCTGGACGGATCCGGCATGGGACCGGAGCGTGTGCGTGCGCCACCATGCGTCGCCATGCGACCTCCAATCCTCGAACCGGAAAAATTACAGACTCGGCCAGTCCGTCAAATCTTGAACTATCCGCGAACTTGCGAGTCCCCTCACCGGCGGTCTTGGCCTTGCCGTTCGGGGGTACCCCCTAGGGGTGTTGGCGGGTTGGTTGATCGTATTTTTTCCTGTTTTGGCGTGTGTTTTGTTGTTTTTGTTGTGTGTGCTTGTTTGGCTCGTCCGCTTGCGTTTGATTCGTTTGTGTCGTGTCGTGTTTGCGTTCGCGCTTGTCTGTTGGCTGCGACTGTGGCTGCTGCTGTGGCTTGGCTTGGTGTCGTGTCCAGTGTTCGGCGCTTGCGGTTGCTTTGTGCTGTCCGTCTTTCCTATTGCAGCTGCGATGTTCTGGCCCTGTCCAGCTTTGTCTGTTGTCTGTGTGGCCGAGGTCCCATTGGTCTGCAGCTGTGACTGGCTGTCCGCATTTGGCGCAGATGTGTGTTTCGCCCGTGGCCAGTCGTGCCTCCCATGCCCTGCGGAGGTGGCGGTGTGCCGCATCGTATCCTCGTGCCGTTGAGCTGCCACGCTGCCGCTCGTATGCGTGGGCGTGAGCCTTGCAGAAGCGCGTCCCTTGCGGGACAAGCTGTGGGCAATTGTGCCAGGCGCATCGACGAAGGCTCACTGTGGAATCCTCCAGCCTCTGGTGGTGTGTGTGGTGCTTCGGGCTGGAGTCGAACCAGCGCATGGTGTGGGATGCACTATCTCTGATCACGGGCATTCGCAAAGAATCATGAAGCCATGGCCGGTTTGGTATCCGTCCTCTGGTATCTGTGCTATCCCTCGTGCTCTGCCACTGAGCTACCGAAGCTGATATGAATAATGGCCCAGCCCTTTCAGGCTGAACCATTTTACTACTGTACGACAGTATAGCATTTTAATTGTGACAGTCAAGCATGGCGGTTATTTCTCCGAGGTTGAACACGTACTCTCCTTTGTGTTTTGTCGGCGTGGCGTGGAGTTTGCCTCTGGTGAGCCATTGGCGGATCTGGTCGCTTGTGCAGTGGATGTCCATTTTGGAGAGGTATCTTGCGACTTCGACTGGTTTTCCGGTGTATTCGAGTTGCCAGAGTTTGTTGCCGCGTGTGGCTTTGATGGCTTGGACTCCGCCTTGCCATTTGCAGTGCGGGCATGTCCATTCGTCGGCCTGTGGCGTGCTGGTGGCTTGGTGGCCGCATTGTGGGCATGTGCCGATGATGACCATTGCCTCTTCTGGTGTCAAGGCCGTCTCGTTGCGTCGGCTGATGTGTTCCAGGGCTGCGTAATCGTCTGCTGCAGTGCTCATGTCGAGGATGGTGCGCCGGTTGCTGATTATGGCGAACCACGCTTTCCGCCAGTCGTATCCAGCGTATGCGGCGCGTATTTTGCCCGCCTGTTCCGCCAACCATGCTTCGCTGTCTGCGATGAGGTCTTGAGCGTGGGTGTCGATTGGCATTGGCGCGTTGCCTCGGCTTGGCGTGTGTGCCGGGGTGCCGATGCGGGCCTGTCGGAGCATGATGCTCCGCAGGGCGGGCAGTTGGACATGGCCGAGCTGGCGGATCAGCTGCCAGTAGTTTTCTCGGCAGCTGACGCAGAGCAGATTCGCGGCCACCGGCTTCATGGGCTTCCGGCAGTGCTGGCAGTCGGTCAAAGTCGAGTCTCCTTGTCGTGCTGGCGGATGAGTGCGGCGATTTCGGCTTTCGGCACTTGCGGCACGAGCGGCGCGATCTCGTCGAGGCTGTATCCAGCCTGATGCCACTTGATTATCATGTTTTCGAGGATTTTCTTCATTTGTCTACTCCTTGTATGGGTTTCCGGTTCGTCGTGTTTCATGATTTCTCCTTTTTAGAAAAGTGTCTGCTGTTCGCTGTCTTCGGATTGCGGCCATCCGAAATCCGATAGGTCATTCACCGGCAGTCCTGCCCACGGATCAGGATTGCCGGGCACCGGCCGCATTTTCGGAAAACCAGGAAGCGTCGAATAATGGAATCCGTTGTCGCCCACTTCCGCCGGCTTGACGCTGACGGGCATCAGGCCGCATTCGTGCGCGCCCAAATATTGGCCGTCCGGACTGATGCCTAATGGTCCGGCGACGGTTTCCAATCTGACGATGTCCATGTGGGACACGTGCCGGATGCGTATAAGCGGCCTGTCAAGGATGATCGCAGTGACCAGGTCGTCACCTTCGATGATTCCCGCGTCCCACGATTGCCAGACCACGTCCCTTTCGCTGAAAATCCACCGGCCGCATGAGCACACGACCGGAAAGAGATGCGCCGGATTGCCTTCCGGAGCGAACCGGCGCATCCACTGTGGCGGTTTCCTGCTCATCCCATCAGTCGCTTCCAAAAACCGTCGGACGCCTCCACGAGCTTGTAGCCGCAGTATGGGCAGGTCACGTAATATGTGCCGACAACCTCTCCGCAGTGGGCGCATTCCACGTATCGGATGGTCATGATCTGGCCTCGTGCTTCCTGATGATTTTCTCCAGTCCTCTGATGCATGCCGCTATGGCCGCTGTGGCGCCGGTAATGATTTCGCGGTCGAAGAGGTTCTGCTTGGAGAGGAAATTCACGCCGCTCGCCATTTCGTCGATGTAGCCGTTCAGTTCCTCGACCGGTACGCCATTGACGAGGTATTCGCTCAGGCGCATGGTTTCCTTGTCGAGGATGATGGTGAGCTTGTCCGATGTCTCCTCGATGGCGATGGCTTCGGCGCGGTCGATGGCCACCTCCATCGCGTGCCGGTATGTCGATGATTCCCTGATGATCATTCCGCGTCCTCCTTGCTGTAGACGGCTTCCAGAAAGTCTTTTATGAGCCGTTTCGATGGTTTCTTTCCTTTGGCGCTCATGTCGATGAGGCAGACGGGTGTCTTCAGGCCGAACGTGCCGGCGGCGATGAGCCGGTGGTAGCCGTCCACTATCTCGAATTCACTCACGTTCGTTACCATGGTGTTCCTCCTTAGTTGAGGCTTCGTTTGATTGATTTCCAGATCTGGTCGAGTTCGGCATCGGCCAAACCGCTATCCCTGCCGCGCTGCAGCAGGGCATCGTGGATCTGATGTTCGTTTTCCGGATGATTCTTCAGCCGTCCGTAAGCCCACGCATGCAGCGTGCTGTTGCGTTGGCCCTCCGGCACCGGCGTCATATCCGGCATGCCGTTGGAAATCGACGTGGCACGCCTGTCGGCCATGACATCGTCCAGACTCATTTGCGGCGCGTCCGGCTTCGGCTCGCTCGTGTAACCGAAATCCTTGAGCATGCGCATGACCGCCTCACTCGCCTCCGGCACCACGCCGGCAGGCAGATCCACCAACTCATACCGTTTGCCGTCGATGACGCTGCCAGGACCAAGCACATAACCCTTATTGCTCACACGCAGGTCAATCGGCAGATTCTGCTCATGCACCGCATTCTTCAACAGTCCGATATCCATGCCAGCCGGCATGCGATAGTACAGGTGCACGCCATGCGGCGTTTTCGTGACCAACGTGGCCGGCAATTTATCGGTACCGTAGTCGCCGGTCAATGCCTGCAAGCACTGCCAGCCGTCAGGACCACCATCCTCGGACGGCTTGTCGCAGTCGACGACGAAACAGTCACCGAGCGGCACGACCGCATAACGACTCATCTGACCGGTGATGAACGATGCGTCCACGTGGCTCTCGTCAGACGGATTCAACCGCTTCCACGACAACGACACCTTCCCGTCGACCGGACCGCCGGATTTACGCGCTTTGCCTTCGCATGGAGCGAAACCGACATGGCCGTCCAACGCGGATTCGACGATGCCGGCCAGATCATGACAATCGCCCACATCCTCCAACGAGAGCAGACTGTCACGAGACGGCTTCGACAATGCCTTCTGCCACCAAGTGTCGGCTGGCTCCGTCTCGTTGTCGAGAGCGGCCTTGCGGTACGCGTCGAAACGGTCACGGTTGACGACGCGGACGACGCGCGGCTGTCCCTTGCCAGGCAATGCCCTGGAACGCGCGTTCTCTAATCCGAGCACGTCCATAAGGGATTGCGGGATGGTCGTGTGGAATTCCTTGCGGTAGTCGCCTTTCACGGCAACCGGGTCACCATACTGCTCTTCGTTCGACGCGATCTCGCTGATCAGCCAAAACATCTCATCCGAGATGTTGCGGGCCGGGCTCAGATTCACGATCTCCGGCTCGTCCGACCTCTCCCACAAGCGGCACGACAGGACAAAGAACGCTGCGGGATGCCGATGGCAGAAACCCTCGATCGCATGATACTGGTCATACGATCGACCCTTCGACTGGTGGAATTCGACCTTGATGAAACGGCGCGAGTCCGAATTCTCGCTGGAATCGGCGAACTGCATGTTCGTCAGGTACAGCATCGTCGCGGTCGGCGTGACGACACGATACCTGCCTCCCGTCACTCGCGCGTTCATTTGCGAACCGGTCGACAATGCTCGCAGCAGGGGGAGCATGTCTTCGGTGACCGCGCACGCCTCATCGTCATAAGCGAACGCCTTGCCATCCATCTCATCATTCATCGATTCACGGCCAAGCGTATAGCCGCCGCCAGCGCAATAGCCTTGCACGCTGAATCCGGGAAACACCTTGCCGACACCCAACACGCCAAGCAACGCCTGACGGGCGATCAGCGTCTTCCCGTCACCGCCATGGCCGGACAGCACATAGGAAAGCTGCTTGAACGGTTCCAGCCATGGGGTCGCGAACATGCGACACAGGTTCGCATAGGACTTCTCGTCGACGGTCAGCCATCTGAGGATCCGTTCAGCGTCCTTCAACGCCTGATAGCCCATGCCGGCAGGTGAGAAAGTCTGTGTGACGGCGATATCCGGCTCATTCTGCAGGCAAACGACCCTGCCGTCGCGGCGCACCCATACGCATGGGTCGCAGCGTACTCCGCGTTCGACTTGTTCGAACCATTGCGAACGTTTCGCCTCGCGCAGAATCGTGGCCGAATAGAGCGGATTGCGGTCGCCGCTGCGCGCGTTGCCGCCGATATGGTATTCGTCCTCGATGGTTTTGACTGGATGCCAGCTGTTGAGCAGCAGTCGTTCGCCTTCGTGGTCGGCCATGTCTGGGTCGCGGCGCCAGAGCCTGTCCTGTGACGGACAGTAGCGCAAATGGCCTTCGCGGAGTTCCCATATGGCTTTCTGGTAGCCCGCCGCGACGACGGGCTCTTTTTTGTGGTGGTCTTCCTCGGTGCCGCCTTGGCAGACGAGTTGGAGATTGCGGCCGTCGATGGTCGTGACGATCGTGCGGTCGTTCGCTGGCGTGAACGTGAGTTCGAGCAGATGAAAGATTCCTGCGAATCGTGCGGGCAGGCTCTCGGTAAGAATGGGCTCGTATTTGCGGTAGTCTTTCATTTTTCACCTCCTTGTTTGCCGCGTGCCATCGAGTGTGCCGTTCCACGGCCTATACACACAACACAAAAAACAACAAAATAAATACATATATAAGAAACAACGGAACATTGGAATAGTTGTATATATATGTTTGGTTTGGTTGGAATTCCAACGATTCCACTGTGCCAAAGTTTTGGCACAGAATGGCACATGTGCCGTTTTTCTGATGATGTGAGCTGTTCACTATGCCACCCTGTGCCTTTTCAGAGATTTCCTCTCGAAGAGATTCATCATGTTCGGGGCAGCGTCTGTCGCAGCCGCGACAGGCGTGGCGGACGCTGTAGTCAAATTCGACGGTTTTAGAATTCAGGCTCTCTTCCACTGCCTGCGCCGAGCGCGTTGATGACCTGGTCGACCGGCTTGCCGAGGAGTCCTGCGATCTCCTGCGCGGTCTTTCCCGCAGCGGCGAGCTGGCTTATGGTCTGCCTGTCGCTCGCGGTCAGTCCGGTCGGCTGGCCGATGGTGGCCGGCTGGCCGTAAGCGGACTGTTGCGGCTGCTGTGGCGCATACTGCTGCTGTCCTGCCTGCGGGTCGTTCATCGCGGCGCTCAGGTCGGACTGTTCCTTCGGCGTGACGACGTAGTCGTAGATCTTCGCATCGTTGTATCCGCGGGTCTTGGCGGGCTGGGTACGGGCGAACGTGGCTTTCAGATGGTCGCCGACGTTCGGATGGTCGCCGACTCCGGCCTGACGGCATGCGAGGCGCAATTGGCCGATGTTGTAGCCTTTCACGTACACGCCGCGGATGCCGCTGTCTCCGACCCTGTCAGGGTCCTGCAGGCTTGTCTGCAAATGGATGACGACCTGCGGCTTCGCCTTGCCGTTCGGATAAAACAACGGCTCACCGGTGGTGAAGTCTGTCTGCTGTTCCGCGCGGATCTCCACGATTTCGCCTTCCACGCTGGTGCCGATCGGATCGTCCTTACTGAACGCGCTTGGCGCACCTCCTTGCATGACGTCGTCAAGGCTTAACGCTTCGGCGGACTGCTGCTGCGCCTGTTGTGGCCGGTAGCTGGCTCCGCCTTGCTGCGTGAATCCGCCACCGTAATTATTCGTTCCGAACATTGTGTTTTTTACCTTTCTACTTGTTGTAGGTGGATTCGAGCAGCCCGACGAGCTGCCGCCATTTGTCCGGCAATGCCGGATATTGGTCTTCGTTGAGTTCGGATAGGTTTCCGAGCTGGTCGTCCGGCCATGTGCCGCATTGGAAGCAGTGGGTCGGACTGGTCGGCAGGGCGTGTATCCACGCGTCGCGTGTTTCGACGCCGTCCTCCTGTTCGATGAGGTCGAGGAGGTTGACGATGAGCTGCGCGCGACTGAGCGCCCATTTGCCGGGTTTCGGGTCGAAGTCGAATTCGATCGGCAGTACGTCGGCCAGGCTGACGCTGTTCCTGGGCAGGAAGTAGATGGCGTTCTTTTTGCATGGTTCGCCGTCGTTTTCCAATCCGATGCCGTACAGGCTCGCCTGGATGCGGTATTGTTGGCTTGGCCCGTTGGCTTTGACGTTGCGGATCGTGGTTGTGCCGGTGATTTTCCAGTCGATTGTCGTGTTGTTTTGCGCGTCGTACAGGTCGATGCTGCCGTGGACTTTGCTTTGTCCGTGCAGTCCGTGGATTTCGCCGACGTCGACGTGTTTTTCGGCTTCGAAGCGTTCCACGGCCTTAACGGCCCATATATCTCCTTCTTCATCGTCGTCCGAGACGGTGAACACGTCATTGCGACTGTTGAACAGGTGTTCGAATCGTTCGTGGACGCATGTGCCGATGAACGGGAGCCATGCGGCCGACTGGCGTTTTTCCCATCCTGCGAGTCTGGCTGCGAGGCAGTGGAGGCAGTCGGTGCCGAGTTCCGATGGTCCGATCTCCTTTTGCAGGCTTCTCGGCTGGTTGGTGATGTGGTCTTCGATGATGCCGCGGATCTCCGTCCACTCCTCCGACTCCACCGTGGGTGCTGGCGTCGTTTCCGGCGTGGTCTGGTTTGCGGCCATGACTGCTTCAAGGTCGAGTCGTGAGCTCATGTTTCACCCCTTTCGCGTATTCCTCGTCGAGGCGGGCCCGGAGGAACGCCGCTAGGCTCCCCGTCTCTTGCACGTCGATGATGTAGGCGTCGTCGAGAAAATCTGGCGCCTTGTCGTAATGGTTGAGCGCCCTGTTGAGCGCGAGGTCGACAGCCTCCTGACTGATTGGGATGCGCATTATTCGACCACCAGGCTTGCCGCGCCGACTTTCACGCAATCCTGCAAAGCGTTTTCGCCGACTTTTTTGACGATCGCGGACAATGCTTTCGGCTTGACCTGATAGCAGTCCGCATACTGTTGGATGGGAAAGTGTTTTTCGAATGCGCTGGCGTCGAGGTTGCGTTTGCCTTTGCGGATTTTCACGGTCAATGGTCCGGCCGTGTATTCTCCTGGCTCGCGGTTTTCCATGATGAGCGCTTTGAGACTGTCGGCCTGTTCCTGCAGTTGGTGGATTCGGTCGGTGATTTCCGCGTATCTGCTTGCCAGTGTGGCCAGTTCCTGCTGTCCTGCCATTGGTCAGTCCTCCTGTGTTTCTTCGAGTTCGGCCTGTTCGGCTTCGGCTTTCTCCGATTCGGCCAGCTTGTTGTCGTCGAGCTCTTTCCTGCAGTGGAGTGGATTGCGGAGGAGTCGGCTGATCGCGGCACCTTCCTTGACGACGTTCTGGCAGATGCCGATGCATTCCGAGATAACGGTGGCAGGCGTGCCGTACAGGTCTTTCTTTTCGATGGTCGCGTCGGCCTTGTCGATGAACGATGCGGCGGCGTCGCCTATCTTGCTGGCGGCCGGATAGAGGCTTGCGAGGTCGGCGCTCATGTCCTCGTCATCGATGAGGGACTGCACGACGTAGTTGCTGCGTAGTGTTTTTTTCATTGGTTTCTCCTTATCTTGGAACGTATTCTTGCTGGAAGTTGATGATTGCCTGCGTGCACGGCTGGTAGGGGGTGCCATGCCAGGTGAGTGGGTCGCCGGTCTTGCGTTTGCGGGGGCCGCGCGTGCCAAGCACGAGCTTGTCGGGACGTCTCACGTGGACGTTCGCGTCGATGATCTGCCGGTCATCCTCGTATGCGACGCCGTTGAGCGCGTCGGTGAAGAGTTTCGCGAGATTGTCCCAGTCTCGTCCACGCCGGGTCATGGTCCAGAAGATGAGCGTGATGGCGACCGGCCCTTTGTATGGGAGCAGGTCTGGGTATTGTCGTCGCCATTCCGAGTAGACGCGATTCTCCGCTTTTCGCGTGGCTTCGGGTGTGATGCCGTGGCCGTTGTAGACGCGTGGCCGGCCTTTTGACTGTGGGTCTCCTGGGATTGTCAGCCTGCAGACGGACGGCCATGATGGCAGGGCGAGCGTGTCAAAGCTCATTCCGCCACGTCCTTGCTGTAGTTGGCTTTCAGATCCATGAGTTCGCCATTGAGGAGTTTCGTGGCGAATCCGTAGACCACTTTGTCGTTGGCTTGGAACGCGGTTCGCTGCAATGCGCTGATGGCGTCGAAAATGCCGGTCAATGCGTTGGAGATGATGGCGCGTGGGTTCTCGCACTGTTTCTCCGGTGCTGTCTCCTTGTTGGCGGTGATTCCCTGGCTCATTGGCTCCTCCTTGCTGGCGGCTGGTTTCGGTGCGACGGCCATGATGGTCTCCTTCTTCTTTCCGCTTGTGGTGATTTTGCGTGGTGAACGCTTGTCGTAGGCCGGCAATAGTCCTTCCTTGCGGAGCTGGCTGAGAATGTTGCCGACTGTTTTCTGGCTCATGCCGAGCGCTTCGGCTGTTTCCTTGCCGTCGAACGTTTTGCCTTGGTCGATGCGGTTTTTGCAGTGCGCGAGGATGAGATCGCGTTTCGACGGTTCCGCCGGTTTCGCCGGTAGGCCCTGCGTGAGGAGTCCGGCCTTGCGTAACGCCCGCATTTCCGTGACGTCGAGACCGGCTTCGCCTGACTCGTCGTAAATGCTTTTCAGCTCGGCGAGCTCGTCGGCTGTGTATTCGTGTTTCAACGTGTTCCTTTCCTGAGTCTTTCGATGAGCGCGTGGTTTTCGCGGATGAACTTGTCCACGTCCATTCCCTGCTGTGTGAGGGTCGGTTTGCCGGTGTCGAAGCGTGCTTTCCCATCACTTTTGATGTTTGGGTGGCTTTTGCACTGTGTCGCCGGAACGAACATTCCGTTTCTCATCTCGCCACCGTCCTCTGGTACTTGTGTGCTAAAGCCCACTGTTCCGCGGTTTGACGCTGGTAGCGGACTTTGCGCCTGTCCTGATGGCCTTCCGGCGGTTCCACGCCGATTTTCACGTATGGCGGGCCTTTGCCGGTGCTCCGCCAGTTGGCGAGGGTGCGTGGACTCATGCCGAGCATGGCGGCCAGTTCGGCTGGCGTGAGCAGGTCTGTCATGGCCGGGCGCCCCGAATGTCGGCCATCGGGTCGATGTGGAGGCCGGTGAGCATTTCCGGGGTGTCGCTGTCGCCTCCGCGTTCGAGGTGACGTTTGAGCGCCTTGTCGATGGCCTGGCATGCGGTTCGGGCGGCAAGCGCGGTTGCTTTGCCGAGTCTGTTGCCGGGCAGGGTGACGCCGATCAGGCCGCCGTCCAGCGGCATGTCAAGCGCGGCGACGAACATTGGGTCGGATTCCGGGTTGTTGTCGGGGTCGATGTCGACGCAGAGCACCCATGTCGCCACCTGTGGTTTGTTTTCGCCCATGGTGTGGTTTCCTTTGCTTGTTGACGTTGTGGTGCCCCACCATGACGAGTGGATGGGGCTGAGTGGCTGGCATCGGAGTCGAACCAGTGCCGTCCTTGGATTCCGAGCGCCCCTTTGACCGTTGGAACGCGACCTGAACGTGTTCGCGGCCGGTGGCGTGGCCGACGGTGACTGGCCGTCAGGCGGACTTGAAAGGGTTTGCAAGCACCGGAGTGTCTGCGTTTTTGATAGAGAGAGAAGAGATTGGAATCCGTGGACGGGCGAACCGTCGCCCAGCCGAAGCCACGACAGAATGGTGTATGTAAACGCCGTGGCGGATTTGTTGTTTGTCGATATTCAGTTATGTGTCCCCGCCAGCCGACATGGTGAACGTGGATGTCCGCGAAAACATCCCTAAATGGTTTGTTTCGTTGGACTGTCGGCTGGTGGGAAGCCTTTTAGTCGCGTGGCGCGAATCTGACGATCAGCCACAATGCGGTGGCGATGTACACGCCTTCCACCATGAGCGCGGCGGTGGTGCTGCCGCCATGCCATGTGAGCATGATGGTCAGGCTGGAGATGAGGCCGATGCTGACGATGGCGAAGAGGATGCGGCGGAGCGTGTAGTTCGGC